CCAGTACCCGGAATCCATCAAAGGTAAAGTTTGCGCTGCCGGCATTGACACCGGCATTGTTGTAAGTGATCTGCCCACTAGACCCACCAACTAGCGCAACCGTGCCAGTGGCATCAGGAAACGAAATGGTCCGCGCAGCCGTGGGCGTTATGGTCTGTAGTGTTGTCGTATAGGTGCCACCGTCGTCCAGATCGATGTCACCGCCGACGCCTAGCACCTTGCCGGTGTCGTCCCAGGTCAGGTCGGAACTCGCAGCAAGCTGCGCAGGCGTCCCACCATCGTTGTATTGGATCTCGCCCGCACTGCCCGCTGGAGTAGCTGAACCGCCACCACCGCCAGAAATTAAATCAAGATTGAGGCTATCCATGGTTAGATCGTTCCAATCTTGCAGCTAACGGTCGGAGTGCCGCCACTTAAAGAAACCAAGCGAAAACGCACGAAACGCACAGGAGCACGCAGGAAATACCCTGTTACGCCGTTTCCGGTGATCGTGTAGTCACCAGTGCTTGAGAGGTTGAAGTATCCCGTGCCATCCAAGCTGCCTTCAAAGCGCACTATCACGTTCGTGCCAACACTAGCCACCGTGACCTGAAAAGTCATTGATTCGCCGCGCACCGCCTGCGCATCGGTGACACCAGCAATGGTCAGCGAGCCAAGGTCGGCGACATCAAACTCGCTGCTATACCCGAAAGGGGGTTGTGTCATGCGCCTCCTTGATCTTGATTCATCGTAGCAAGAGAAATCCCCACCAAGCACATGGTTTGGTGGGGATTATTACGCCAACCAATCAGGCGTACTTCAGCACGGCAACAGCGTTGACGCTGTAGACATGGGTGGAGGTGTCCACAGTAGACACAGCCTTGACCCAGCGCTTGGCAACGCCCTTAGGGAACACCAGGAACTGCTTGGAAGCAGTGGTGCTCACCTCGGCAAAAGCAACGGCGCCGGAAGCCTGCTCAGTGCCACCACGGCTGAACACAGTGGTGATGTCGGTGTAACTGCCGGCTTCGGTGTCAGCAGACTGCAGCTTCACGTTCAGGGTCGAGGTGCCACCGTTGGCAACATCAAGAATCACGACGACATCGCCTTCGTAATTCTTCATGTCAACGGCAGTACCCGCAAGAGCACTGGTGCGGCTTGCAGTTGGTGCAAACGCAACATGAGACAGTTTTTCGAGACCAGTAGAAAGAATGGCCATGATTTACTCCTTGGAGGAACGGGGTTTGCGGTTACGTCGCATGGACGCATTTTCCACGACCTCCACAACTTCTTCAGGAGCAAGCTCCTCTTCAGTTTGGAGTGTGGTCTCCACTGGCTCAAGCACAGGCTCAAGCACAGTGGCAACTTCAGGCGTGATCTCAACAGATGCAATCTCTGCTCTCAACTCCTCCGTCACCGCAATGGCTTTGTTGGAGCTGATCAACAGAAAAGCATCATTGGCCTCTAGATCAAGGATGGAGCCCACCTCGGCGGGCTCCCCTTTGATCATTACGCCTCGCAGGATCTCAACCTTCATGATGATCAGGTGCCGAGGCAGAACGCGCCGGGCTGCTTAACAGCCACGTCCAGGTCTTGGTGGGCGATCACACGCACGGTGCCAGCAGTGGCCCCAGCATAAGGATCAACCATCAGATCTAGACCGGACCACATGCCCATCACCATCTGGCTGAAGTCACCGAACAGTGCGTCGTTGTTCAGCAGTTGGTTGGACACGATCACCGGATAACCGTTGACCTCGTTGCCTTCCCACACGAAGACGGCTTCGTTGCCGGCTTTGCTGGTGGACTTCAGGGCGCCACGGGCGGTGGCGTTCATGATGTACCGCAGTGAACCCACGTCAGCGTTAGCAACGGCAACGTCGGTTTCCATCGCAATCAGCTGAGCAAAGGTGCCAGCGTTGGTCAGGGTCTCAGTGCCGATGCCGGTGGTGTTGATCAGACCCAAGGGCTGGTTGGTGGAACCAGTGCCATACATGGCGGCACGGTCAACTTCCAGAGCGATCACACGAGCTAGGTCGTTGCGGATCATGCCCTCAACGTCGATGCTCGACTGGAGCAGAAGACGACGGCTGTAGTCCACAAAAGCGGCAACAGTCTTGGGGGTCATGTTGACCTGATCAATCGCTTGCTGCGATTCGGTCGGGGCAACGTTCTCACCAACCCAGTAAGCCGTGGCGGCGCTGGTCTGACGGGGGATGGAAATGTTCCCCTGCAAGCCGCTCAGCATCGTCACACCAGCCTGAGCAAGTGCCAGACGATTGCGCAGCAGGTCGATGAAGCTACCAGCCAGCAGTTCATCAGCAACCAAGTTGCCGCCAGCAGTCGGGATGTCTACCAACAGGTCACGACGCAGCACCTCGTTAGGCACCACGATGCCGTTAGAGGAACGCTCGTACTTAACAGCGGCGGCCTTACCGACCTCGATCTCAAACTCAGCAGAGCGCCGAGCACCTACATCACCAGGATTGGCAAGGTAGTTGAGAGCCTTGATGAAGCTGAAGCGCTTCACCTCTTTATTGTCCAGACCCAGATCGTTGTGAGTCATGTCTTGAGAGTGAATAGGTTGTTCCATGGGGGCTTGGCCGAGTTTGTCGAGGACAGCAGCACGCGCTTCATCGAGGGTGCAACCACCGTCGATCAACTCGCGAGCCAAATCTTGCATCTGGTGCTTGTCGCCCAGTGCGCTAATGGCGGCGATACGGCTCCGCTCGGCCTCGATGGCCTTGGACCGGATCACCTCCACGTCAGGGGTGTTGTTCTCCATTTGAACCTCAGGTTCGGGTGATGCGGCGGAAACCGCTTGACTGCGCACTTCCTCCTCGATGGATTCAGTGACTTCAGTTTCGATCTTAGTCTCCTCGGGTTGCATAGTTTGCTCTGGAATGAGTGAACGTCCTACGCCCACCGTTGGATCGGCGGGGATAGAAACAACGCTGATTTCATAAGGAGACCAGCTGGTGGCGACCATTGCCCCGTCACGCTCTTGCATTTCATCAATTGAATAGCCAAAGCTCACGCCACGCAAAATGCCATCACGCACGTCATCAAGGATCTCTTGCGCTGCTTTGCTGCGGCTAAAACGCACCTTGGCGTAGCCACGCTTTTTCTTGCCATCCACCCAAGCGCGTTCAACCACACCCAACACACGATCAGGATCGTGGTTAAACAGCAGCGGCGCACCATCGTTCAAGCGCTCAAGGACTGCTGCATCCATTTCATGACTCAGCACCTCCTTGCCGAAATACCGCTCAACCGGATACTCCGAGCTGAACGGGAATTCCATTACACGCTCCTCGATAGAGCGAAACTCAGTGGTCTCAGTACGTTGATACTTGCCGGTGTAGTCACGTTTGTCATCCATAGACCTCAATGCCTCAATTTTGGTCAGCGTACTGAACCGATGACCAACAAGGGTCTCCGTTTCCTGCCATTCATTATCGCTGTCGCGCCTATAGATACGAATCAATGCCGCTGGATCTTCAGCTGTTGCATTGATGCTGAAGCTGCTTTCAGGCACCCCCAGCACTCCCTCACGCATCACATGCTCGATACGGCCTCGTGCCGTACCGCCTGAGCTGCCCCATGACACGAAATCACCTTCTTTCAGGCCATCAGGTGCTGCACGCAGCTCACGCTCGCCTGTTGCTTCTTCAAATTCAATTGGCTCATAGTCACGATCACTCAGCCATTCGCGGGCTTCAGCAGCCGTGAACTGCGTCAAACGGAAACGGATCGCCTGCAGCTCAGCACCCTCTTCTCCTTCCTTGATGCCAAAAATGAAGTCCACGCCTTCACCAGCCGCATCATTGCGACGACGAAAACTGTCGTACTGCCCAGGATCACGCAATCGAGCGGCATGTTCATTTGGGTAGGGGCGTTCTTCTTGCATGGTGCGATCCATCTTTGCAACAAGGCTATCTGCCCAGGCCTTACCAGGATCACCACCCCATGCCGCCCATGCCACCCTGCCGGGTGATGGATAACCCTCTTCACCAGGACTGAAGCCCTGACCCTGCTTGTCAACTTCATGACGAGCGAACCATGCACTCATCGTCACGATGGTTTGATCACTTAGCTCTTCACCACTAAGGATCTGCCCAGCACGTCGAGCAGCAACCTCAGTGCCACCCTTGCGGCCTTCTTCTTTCCACTCCCGATAACGACGCGCTTCCTCGCGCATTCCTTCAGTTGGCATCGCGCTCATAGCTGCTCCTCAACAACAGGTGATGGTGGTGCCACGACACCAAGTAAATCCTTGTCCAAAGTTACGCCAGCACCCTCGGCAACACTTTGCTCACGGGCAAGTTCAGCCACGTTGTCGTCAAAATCACCGCCACCTGACTGCGCAATGATCTGCGCCTTGGTCATGTAACCCGCCTGCTCGGCCTCACGGTATGCCTTGACTTCCTTAAGGGGGTCCACCCAGCTCCAGCCGCGTGTCAGCCACTTAGGACTGTCGTAGCGATCAGGACGCAGCTCATAATCTTGAAATGGCAACTCAGCAGCCAGCACCGCCAAATTCAACCACTCGCGGTAGATCCGCATGTGAAAATTTTCAATCAGGTAGTTCTGCACCACCCGCCAATGCTCACGATCCTCCAGTAACGACAGCCGGCTGCTGGAATAATTTGTCTCCGAGAAATCCCTGCTCAAGGTCTCGTAAGAGCACCCAAAGCCCGACGCAAACCGCCGCACCTTGTTGCGGACAAACATGTCAAACTGCTGATCCGGTGAGTCGATGTTTGGCACCGTCACGTTCTCGCCTGGCGCCAGATACTTGAACGTTCCAGGCTCAAACTCA